ATGTTAAATTTACTGGATTAAATCCAAGTCCTTGATTTGTAATTGTCCCGACAGTTACCCAAGTACCTTGAGTTCCATATTTTGTTTGATAAGTTCCCGTATTAACCTGGACAGAAGCAGAAAAAGCAGTGTCATTTTGCCAGCCAACAACAAAAATCTGACCAATATCGTAATGAGTAGATTTGTCAGAAGAAAGATCGACTACCCATGCAATAGTAGGGAATCCAGAACGGACTCCGAACCCTGTATATGCGGTAAGAACACCATCGGAAAGCCATTTAGGGTCACCATAAACACCTACCCCATTATTTGAATCATCAAGATAAGCATTAACTCCTACTCCAACCTGATCGGCAGATCCCCCAGAAGATGCTCTCGCTAATTGGATATATCCAGGGAGTTCAGCAGTATCAATATTAGAGAGCAAACTTCCTGCATCAAACTGCGCTTTTGTGTTATCGGGAATAAGCGTCAGCCTGTCAGATGTGGTTGTAATATTACGAGGGACAGTCCCTAAATTCCAATCCGTTGTATTCGATAGATTCCAGAATTTATTGTTTAAGAGAGGTTGTTGAAGGTTTCTAAATGCAAAGACACCCGGTTCAGGATTTGCAGGGTCAATAATATCTGAAATTCTGACGCTCGTTTCTCCGTCAAAAGTGTAGAGCCCATCGACCCCAATAAAATGAACGAGGTTGTCCATTTCTTGGATCGACTCTGCAAATCTCGTCCCCGTTGAAGAACGAGTCTTGATCTTCGTATAGGTATATTCATCGTACCCCGCTATTCTCCAGATTGAGAAAGATTTAGAAACGTACAAATACCCTCGATAAACAAAGATCCCTGTGCCAATATCAGCGTCACCTTCTGAAATTTGCAGTTCGTTGTCTACAGGCCATGCCCCGGAACTATCAGGAGCAATGATTGTTCCTCCAGAATCAGTTAAATCGGAGAATATAAGACTACTAGGCTCTCCACTGATTCCATACATCCAAACTCGTTCATCGTGATAAGAAATGTATTTTGCAATGGGAACATTCGGAGTCCCGCCAGTTCCATCGAGGACTGCAAGCGTAGTCCCGTCGTAGGTCATTACAGGGTCGGAACCATTCGTTAACCAGAGTTTGTCTCGTATAACGAGCCCTCTGATCTGGAAATAACCTGATAATCCAGTCTTAATCGATGTGTAATCGACATAATTCGTCGTTTTCCATATCGTAGATCCATCAGATAGAACAAGCGTCTGAGAGCCATCAGAAGTCTTAAAGAAATTGATTAGGAAAGTGGTTGGATTCCCGGAAGGCGTTGTACCTAGCTTAGAATACCCATTTGCCGTTACAATAGACCCAGGCTTTTCATCCATCCAGACGTTCTGATTGTTCGGAGATTGCCCTTCTGGAAGTCTTTGAGGAGAGGCAGCCGTGTTAAGACTCCCCCATTTTTCAATCTTAATCTCTTGACCATCTTCAATAATCGCGGTCATGGTGTGTCTATGTTTCTCCAGAGAGTTGTGTTGTAGTTCAGGGAGTAGGTGATCGTCCCGCCAAAAGGCCCTTCTCCAAATCCACCTTCACCAAATCCAGTCCCACCCTGAGTCAAAGTTCCTGCATCCCCAGTCGGATTAAAATCAACTCCATCATCTAATTCAAATTTAGCGAACTGAGCATCAGCATCAGAAACAGATGTGAAATCTACCCCAGTATCGAGGACAGTCGAAGCAAAAGAAGCCGAGGCTTCTGTTTGATTTGTGAAATCGCTCACAGATACCTCGGATCAGACCATCTAAACCGCAAACTTTCGTCTGAAAATCGCTGAACTTTTGACATCAGCTTCTTCTTGTGAGACTCAAAAAGACTCAAATTATAATCTGCGCGTTTAGAGTTCCCCATGCGATGTTCGCAAAGAAACGCCGCGTAGAACGGTAAGCAGTCCTGAAACGCGACATGGAGGTCAGGAGAGGTTGTATCGTCAGCCAAATCAGCGGGGACTTTGATGTACTGGATCTGTAGCGTAAGCCCTGCATTAGCCGTATCAGGCTTCGGATACAGGCCAATCTTTGCATTGTCAGACTTGTAGCAATACATCGGCTTCCCCGCATCTGCATCCTGCCAGTCTGTGCGAAGAGCCGACAAATCAGCACGTTCAATAATCGTTAAATCCCGGTTGTCAAAATAGAAGTCAGAGAGTGAAATGAAATCTTCTGGGAGTGTATACACGGCCTGGTTAGTCGCAGATGTCGCTTCTGCTGTCTGTAGGGGCCATTCCATCTCTGTTCCAAGGAATCGGATAGCCTGATTTAAATAGTCGTAAATCTCAGAATCAGTAAAATTGGAGTTTGTAGAGTCTGGCTCGTTTATATAGCGTCGGACAGTGGTTGTTAAAGAAACACGATTCGCCATTAAAGTTTATCTGCCTCTCGCCGGACCATTACAATAAATCCAGCAACTCTGTCGAAAGCCTTTTTAGCATCTTCTTTAGCAACTTCAAGAGTTTCCCTCTCAGCCACTAGTTGCTCTTTTTGCTTCTTAATGTCTATTGCAAATTTTTCCAATTCTTCTTTATCTTTTAAAAACTGTTTTCGTGCTTCTTCAGTATCAGCCGATAGTTTTCTAGCACTCATAACCTTTTTCTCTGTTTCTTCGTTTACGAGATTCCGCATATTCTCAATATCAATCTTTAACTGATCGCGCTTCTTCTCTAGAACTTCCACTTCATCTAAAAAAACCTTCTTTTTATCTTTGTAAATGATTTCCATTACGATCCCCTCTTAAAAAAGTAAGTTTTTGGTCCCGTATCACGGACAACTCGATTTGTTCCTGGTTCTAATCGACGACTTTTAATGTCCCGAACGTGGGCTGTTGAGCCGCCAGCATCACGCGGGTTTTCATGTCCGTATTCAAACAGGCGGCATGAAGACTCTGGACTTCGATAACAATGTCTGCAAAGCCATTGTCCTTCGTCGTAGTGAAGGCTGGACGATTGATTTAGACAGCTATTGCAGATTGATCCTGTAACCATAGTTAAAAAACTCCCATGCGGGGCCTATACAAGCACCCCGCACAGGAATCTCCTTTAATACCCTTGAACGATACGTCCCTTTTCGTACACAAACAACACCGCGCCCGTCGCAGCGGAACCCGCTGTAACAAGTCCATTATTGAACTGAAGAGGCGGATCGAAGTTGACGATGGTGTTCGAGCTTGCCGAGTTATAGAACACGCGAGTTCTGAACGAAGAACCCGTGCTGGCCGACGTCAACGCGCCAGTAGCAGACGCATCAAACAACGCCACGTATTCCGAGGCCGCGCCGCTGGACAGAATGACACTGTACAGAGCAACAGGGCCAGCCACGCTCACGCTAGAAGCCGTGGTCGTGTAATTAACCGCCGTCATACCTTTCGCTCCACGCGCCGCACCAGCCGCCTGAGACGAACCGACACACACAATCCCGAGAGCCAGAACAAACAGTAATTTCTTCATGTTCTAGTCCCTCCCTTAAGCCGCGCTACGGACGAGAACAGCATGGTTATCCCGAAGGGTAACCACGCCGTACAAGGCCGAGCCAGCATAGGGCGTCGAGAACTGCTGACGCATGAATTTTTCGAGTTTGAAGTCGCGCTGCATGACAACACCAAACGCTTCCTTATGGAAAAGCACGTTGTCGCGCTTTCCAGAAGTGGTCGTAATTCGAGTCGTCACAACAACCGGCGTACCATACAGACCCACGATCTTCCCATCGCCAACCGCGAGGCCCTTGCTGAACCCGGTCGTATTGGCTTCGGTGAATTTCGGGAGCTGGAGAAGGTCGGCATGAGCCACAGGAGACAGGCCCCATGTGCGATCTTCTTTAGGCACTTCCAAGTCGTCCAACAGCCGCGTCGCCTGGAGAACTTTCGCATCCGAGAACGCGCCAGCATCGTCGATTGTGTTGGTCGACAAAGACGCAACCAGCGCCAGGATATCATCATCCTGTTTCTGTCCAATCGCTTTCCCGAACGCTTCGGAGAACTCCGTTTCCCACTGCAACACAGACTGCGCATCCACAATGTCAACGATGTCAGCCGCAACTGATTTCCATTTATTAACGGTAATGGAAACAGCGGTCGGGCTGATTTCAGTCGCCGTGTAAGAACCATCCGTGGTCGAAATGTCATTCGTGGTCAGGGTCGGGAAGATCTGAAACGTCACGCGATCTCCCATTTTGCGAATGTTACCCTGAATCAGCGGATCACCTTCAACGCCGTTTAAACACCGAGGCCAAATCTTCGAGGCCGCATAACGCGCCTTAAGAGCTTTGGTCCTTAGCCATGCTGGAACAGACGTGCTGATTCCAGTCGAATCTAATCCTGTCATTGTTGCCGAAGCCGACATAACTTATTCCTTTTATGGCCCGTAGGCCTATTTTTTATTTCTTCACTCTACCTTCAGAATAAGCTCGCTTGAATTCTGCATCCAAATACTCAAAACGCTTCTGTTGATCCGCGTTCCAAGACTTCGGATCTGGAGGGAGATTATTAATCTCACGTTCCATCTCTGATTCCGTCCAGTTCTTAGGCCCGTTCTGCGCTCCGCCAGCTCCGACGACTGTGGCGGCTCTCGCCTTTACTGCGCTCTTATCCGTGATCCCACGATCCTGTTGCCACAGGTACATGGCATACTTAGCGCGTTGCAAAGGACGCATATTCTGCATTTCGGGTGAATTCCGAACGATCTCAGCAATATCTTCCTGATCTTCAAGCGTAATGCCTTTCTGGGTCTGAATGAATTTCGTGGCTTCTGACGTTTCTGAACGCCATTCGGAAGTTTCCTGATCGACAACTTGCCGCTGTTCAATCCGTGCGAGCATCCGCTTTTCAAGATCGGACAAATGCGAAGTCATACGAGAATCAAGAACTCCCTCTGGGTCCTCCCAAAACGTCTTGCTAGGCTTATTTTCCTGAGAGCCAGATTTAAACGATCCTTTCAGTTCTTCGAGTTGAGCCTTAATGCCACTCATCTCAGTTTCCCAATAAGACCGCTGATCGCGGAGCTTGCTTCTTAACTCGCGGATAGTATCGAGTTTAGAAGGTCCGCGTTGGCGACTCCCTTGATTTTCAGCCGAACCACTTTCGGAAGCGGATTGCTCCGCCCCGGCATTTTCCTCTGCTTGCGCTTCGGAGGCAACACTCTCCGTACCTTTAGGATTAGGCGTTTCTGTTTCGGTTGCTCCGGGGTTGAAAGTAGCTTCCCCCGCGTTTACGACTCCTGCTGTCATGGTGTCACTCACAGTGGACACCTCCTGTAACTCGCCGTAGCGAGAGTCTTTAACAAATCTTTAATAGCACTGATACATCATCGTGACGTTCGCTGCATTTGGCTTTAAATAAGAAAGCCCATTTGTGAAAACAACGTCATAATATTTGCACTGATCGGCAACGAGGGTTGTTACTGGCCCAAGGCCAGCATTTGCCGTAGCATCTGTATACGTCCAACTCGAAGCAATAACCGTCGTGCTTGCCGAAGCCACTCCGAAGTTCGTACAAATTCCGTGGAATAAGGCTCTCTTGGGACACAGCATTTTCAGAGATGCGATATTCGCAACCGTTGTCGAACTCGTCCAGACATCAGCAGCAAATACCGAACCAGAACCCATACATAACGCCAAAGTCAAAAGGATTTTTTTCATTGTTTTACTTCTCCTCTGAGTTCACTCAGTAAATCTTCGATTTTTGTTCCGTCTTTTAAGTCTTCGTTTTCATGTTCCATGTGTACAAGTGCGCGTTGCAGCTGTGTCATTGCCAACTTAAATCCCTTTTCCTGCCCTGCCCAATACCGCCATGCCGATTCTCCTCCGCGTTTAGCAGCAGAGTCTCTGGCCTTTTCAACTTCCGTCAGTTCGTGAATCCACAACGCTTCTAGAATCTTGTACCCATGGTGATTCTCTAGGCTTTTGAGTCCTACATATTCAGATTTCATTGAACCCCCGCCATCGCCATGTTATGAGATTCCGCCCCGAGTTCTCCAGCTTTCCCTCTCATGCTTTCGCTTTGCTGCTGAAGTTGAGCCATGCGCTGCATTGCATTTGGCATGGGTA